CAAAATGAGGATTAGCGTTTAAAAATTCTGAGACTGCTTGATCAACTGTTAATAACTCGCCTTTGTCGTTATATCTGACAACACCTTTGCTATCCGTTACCTCAACCGTCCCATCCTCTGCAAGACGAATATTGCGCCTTAAAAGAGTCGAAACTTGATCGGGGGAAACTGCGTTATGCTTAGCACTTGCGCTCATTAATTCACCATCCACTAATGTATGCTGCAATCTGCTTTGCAATGCGCTGATTTCTTGATCTTTCTTGCTTACCGTAGTCTTTAAGATTTCCTCAAACTCACCGCGTTCTTTTTTTAGATTGAGTTCGGCTTCCTCTCGCTCTTTCAAAACTTGTCGTGCTTGATCAAGATCAATATCACCAACTTGTTTTTGAAATTTTCGCTCCTGTCTTGCCAACCTATCTGCGACAATTTTGTCTATCTCTGACTGTGTAAACGTCTTTTCCTGTATTTGCTCTGCCGTTGTTTCAGTTTCAACTTGTGTCACATTTTCCATGTTTTCTTCGGACATGTTCCGCACCTCTTTTGAGTAGTTAAAAATTTATCTCTTTACCATTTTTTTCTTTTTCTTTTTGGGTCTACCAACTTTTGACCCATAAGTACCTTTACCCTTTGGCATAATCAGTCCTCAAATATTGGTCTAAAATGATGGCGGCAGTTATAACCGCCCCTAACTATGAACGGATCACCCGGTGCTTTACCCTTCCAAGTTCCCGACCATTCTTTCTCAATTTGTTCTAACGTAAATGTTTTTCCAGATCGCTTACGACAAAACTCTCGCGTATCTTCGATATTTGATCCGTAATATTTCCATTTTGTTGCACCACTTTCTTTCCCAATGGCGGTGTTAATAGATGCGCTAAATTGCATCAGTGAATCTTGCATCATTTGAGTAGAGTATCGTTTTAGATTTCTTCCCAAACGATCTCGACCGAATAAAGTCTGTAATTTTTTGACTGCATCTGCTTTTTGTTTTTCAGTGCCATTTGCAGCTAACGCTACTAATCGATTTGCCTCTACCGAATCACTTTGTTTGTAGATGCCGTTGATGCTACCTCGTAGGTTTTCTATTGACTCGCTTAACGCTCTGCCAGTTAGGGTGTTTTGGTACACCTCAGTTGCGAGTATATCTAAATATTCGTTTGCGATAGCCTCAAAACCTTGAAAGGATAAACGCTGCAATTGATTTACAACGCTTGCATCAACCTGTGTAAAGTCACCGTATTTTCTCAGCATTGTGAGGGTGCTGTTTGCGACTTTGCGATAATCTTTTATTGTTTCTTGAACCTCTGAAAGAAACTGCTCATCAAGCAATCTCCGAATATCAGTCCTTGCTGATAATGCCCATTCCAAATCAAACAATGCACCATCACGTAAGGGGGCAGTTGTCATTAAATCTGCAATCTGCTTTTCTAACTCAATTAACGCATTTGCTAAACGCTTTTGATGGCTTTCTGCTAACCTGTCTAAAAGATCAGCATAATCTGTATCGGCAGCCATTATATGTCAATCTCTGCCTCTTCATTTTCATCTGAGAACTGCCCTACTCCCTCACTTGTTTGACCCTCAATTTCTGTATGAACTTCCTCAAGTATTTCATCATCGAGAACAAGATCAGCAATCTTTTTATCGACTTCTTTGGTAAGAGTATTGGATCGAATCCCCGATGCCTTTAACTGCTGCAAGAAATTTAATTCTTTTTCATAATCTCTTATGTCAAATGAGTCTGGATAACTTATTTCAACATCTGGTTTGACACCTTGCCAATCGCAAAAAAATGTCCACATTTGTTCTTCAGCAAGCTCTAAGATATCAGCTTTTTCACTAAGTTTTGCATTGAGTAATTCAAATTCAGTCTGCATTGCAACGCCCGACTGTGTAATGACCTCAGTTCCGCGAACTGCACCCATATGAGCCATTCGATTGATTGCTTCTACTTTGTCAGATATTGCGTTTCTAACCGCATCTAAATTAGAACCACTCGGCTGCATTTGATAGGGTTTTAAGCCTTGATCCAAATCATCTGGTAGATTAATTACTGCACCCGCACCCGCGCTTGCATCTGTCGAAAACGTCTTTACTAGGGTTGGATGGTTGGATATACGTACCAATTGTTCAATCTCTGAGTATTCTTGATAAATACTTCGCTGCATATGTGCAACATCTGATAGATCACTGATACCAATTCCGCGAATCACTGATCTTTGTGCGGGTAAAAATACAGCGGGTATTTTTCCTAAAGCATTTTCTACCGAATCAACGAGCGTTTCTGTCTCGTGATTGATTACGCGATACGTATCGACTTTTTCTGGTGTAAATATTTTGTAATAAGTTTCTTTTTCTGTTTCAGATAGATATTGAATAGATTCTCGCACCTTGAGATATGACAGAACAAATCGACCCGATGCGCTGCGCTCATATTTCCAATCAAACACGTTTTCTGGCGTGAATAATGTTACATAAGGGCGTATATCTTGATCTAATTCTTCGGCTTTTGTTTGTGCGTTAGAACGTGGTTTATCAACAATAATCCATACATTGCCATAAACGCTTGACCAAATTTGAGCCGTTCTCATAAACGCATTTAATGAACGACCCTCTAAATCAGCATCAGCAATAAATGATGTGAGTGCGGAATTATTAGCTAAACTATTGTAATTTCTTGTTGGGGCAATTCGCCATAAAAAACTAGAGTATATATGAACAATGTTGCGGCAATGATTGTCAATTGCTGTTAAATCAATACGCCTTCCGTAAGAATCTTTATCCTCGTTTACATAGCGTGTAAGGTATTGCCCATCTTTATAATCGAATCCTCCCATGTAGGAGCGTAGAAAAAACTCCCATGATTCTTTATTATCATCATAATCTTTTGATGTGTATTCAATGTCTGTTTGCATATTATGTCCAACGCTTTGGTTGCTCTACGTCATAGATTGTCTGAACTGGAAATAAGTAAGAAACTAAATAACCTAATGCATCATTCATATGATCGTATCCGTCATCTTTGTTAGGTATTGAAGTACCCTCTTTGTAAGTCTGCCTCTCAAGGGATTTAATCACTTGTTTGCAGTTTGATGTTATAAATAGATGCCTCTCGCCATCTGCCGCTTTTAAACGTGCGTTTACGCTGTTAATTCTGTCTCGCAAAAGATCATGCTTTGCTTTTGCCTTTACACCAAATCCACTATTTTTAAGAATACTTAAATCTGTCCTACCACCCGCACTTGTTTTTCTTTGTCTAGCAGCGGGGTCTGGAAATATAACGATTTGTCTGTATGGATACCGATCATTGATTTCTTTTGCCATTTCATCTGTATTTGATCCATAAATGACAATCTCATCAATACAAGTAAGCGTGTTGCCTTTTCTAATCGCTACCACTGCACTCATAGGGTCAGTGTTAAAATCCATCCCAATTAATAAAATGTCATTGTCATATTTCTTTGGTTCTAGGACTGATTTCTCTCTTTCAAAGTTGTAGTAGATTAAACCGCTATAGGTAACAAACGCAGCCTCATATTCTTGTTTGAAGGTGCGCTCATCTAAATCTGATCGTGCTTGCTCTATCTCATCTGGAAGGACATTTTCGCCCTGTATCGTTGTATATTGAAACGATGCCCATTCATTGTGTTTATCAACACCCTTTGCCCATAAATCATAAAAATGATTGCGCCCTTTCGGTGTTCCAATAAAGAGTGCTCTAGTAGGTGATTCGCTTGAGTGTCTATCTGATAATGAGGGTCTTAATACTTCAAACCACGCCTCTGGGCGCATATCTGCGAACTCATCCAAAACCAGATAATTAAGACTTCGACCCCGTAAAAGGTCAACTCGCTCAGCCCCCTTGAGATAAATCATTGAACCATTGATTAGGCTTATCGTTAATGCCGTTTCATTTGTTTTCGCAATGTATTCCTCTGGAATCATATCGAGTAACATTTGCCACTGTATTTCTTTTGCCATTCCATAAGTGGGAGCACAGTAAAAACAGTTTTTGTTGTTTCCAGATATGGCTGCTCTTAATAACTCAGCTT